ATTGATTTTCCGACATCTTTACTAAAACATCTCGAACCGAATCTTTAATGTTTTTGACTGAATTGTTCGTATACATCTCAAGTAACTGAGTGTCTAAGCAATTATTAGAGCGCTTTGATGCCAAAACCATATTTTGTTCTTCAATTGTAAAATTTGTCCACGTAAATTGGGGATCTACAATCTCCTTATACATCTCTAAAATTTCATTGTGACTGATGAGCCCGGGGTTAGTTAAATTCAGGGTTCCCGTTTTATTTTGTAGCGCGGTATCCAGCATGATAGGCAACAGGTCATTCAAGACAGTCATTGAGTTGGGGATCGAACACACCCGTTCATAGTTTGTGATTTTGGTAATAAAATTTCTCTCATTGAATTCATCTGTAATTGGCATTCGAATGCGGACATTCAATGTAGTTGTATTGTTCAAATTGTGCATCAATCGATCTGTAAACCCCTTGACAATTGAGTAGGAAGAACCAAAAAAGTTGGGCTTATCATCCTCTTTGAAACCAGTCGTTTCGTCGCCGAATAAATGTTCTTCGTCATAATCAAAAACACAGCCGGTTCCTAAATATGTAAAATGGATGCCGCGTTGTTTACAAATATCCGCCAACAAGAGAGGAGCAAACAGATTATCCCTGACATTCTCAACCAGTTTGCCAGGCTTTTCCAAATAGTCGATTGTTCCTATTTTTGTTCCTTCGTATGTTCCATGTGTTCTGCCGATAAAACTCATTATATGTGTGATGCCAGCGTGGGAGTTGATTTCCTCATTTATACCAGATATATCATCTGCTCGGCTGGTTGCTTTATGGACTTCGATACTACGCTCCAATAGCAGTTGGTATACTTTACCGCCGATCCAGCCATTTGCGCCAAAAATCAAAACTTTGGGTGTCATATGTAATATAATTAGTATTATTCTAGTTTTTAAGCGATTATCTATTACATTGTATACCCGCGCTCCTTCTTAGGGATTGTAAGTGCTTCCATATTATCTTCACATTCCTCAATTGAATATAATGGGGGTAATGGTCGAGAAATTTGTGCGTAGGAACATGTGCCCACAAATGATTTTATTTCATACACCATGTTGATACCGAGATAACAGTCCAAAAACTTGTACAAAAACTGAAACATCACCCTATATATTGACTAACATTTATTTTTAGTTGTTGTCTTCCGGTGGCGTCATTAGTAATGACGGCATCTTTTTTTTGTATTATCAAAGGTGTAAAATAGTGTCTCAATCAATAACACTTGTTTGTTTTCTATACTCATACAAATTTTCTCGCAGTTGCTTATAGTATTCATAACGTTCGCTTGATAACTCTGATTCGAAAATTTTTGAGTTACCCGTCGATATAACCTCTACCTTTTTTTTGTTTACCATAGACGCTGGGTTGTTTTGTTTGATTGTATTATAAATTTTAATAGTTTTCCAACCTTCTATTACTTTCTCAAAAATAAAAATAATTTCTTCTGCTGTAATATCTCGTTTGGTTGTTCGTTTTTTTTCTCGTCGTTCCTTCTTTTGTCGAATAAACTCTTGTTTGTCCATATAGAATTGTAAACAAAATTATAATTGTTTTTTTCTGTATTCACAAACAAGTTTATTATAGTAATCATAACGTTTATGTGAGAGTTCATTTTCATATATTAATTTTTTATTTAACATCAGGTTTCGTTTTATGTTTTTTATAATATCAATTGTCATATTATTTGGTATATCATTATGTAGTCTTCGATCTACTAAATAATCCAAAATTTGTTTAGGTGATAATTCATCTATATATTTCTCAATTACAATAAGAATTTCATCTGGTTGGATTTTTCGTTTTGATATTGCAACTTCTTCCGCCGTAAGTGTAATAACCTCTGTTTTTTGTTCATTCCTACAAATAAGCTTTCTATTTTTAATATTTGTTACCGTATGTCTGGGTAAACTTAATAATGTTTGAATTTCAACATTTGACTTTCCATTATTAATCAAATCACGAACTTGAACTATCATATCATCGCTTATTCCCCCTTTTGAGTTTCGTATAGAAACAGACATTTTATCTCTTGTTTCTTGTGTGAAAGATTTCCCGTAATTATGATTACCTCCACCTTTCATTTTTAACGATTTATCTTTGTATATACCAATTCGTTCAATTTGACGACAAATACTGTGTTTAATTTGTCTCCAATGAAGGGTTTCTATAAATCTTTCCTTTCCATATATATTTTGATTGAGTTCACTGAAACACTCAATTGAATGTTTTTCACGATTACACAAGTTATATACTTGGTATTTGATGTCGTTATCGTTCGTTGTTAGAAATCTTTCAAACAAAATGACCTGGTTATATTTCACAACCAAATTGTCTCGAATAAAACGAATGAACTTCAAACAGTCTGTTTTTTTGTATATGACATAATCTACATTATTTTCTACTATCCCAAACCCAAACAAAGAGTGTATTTCTTGTAAAATACGCGGATGATTTTTTTGTGAAATCGATATATAATACTTTGAAAAGTTGTTCTTGTCTATATGAATACATCCTTCCGCGTCAAACAGACCTGAAATATAATCATTGTTTATATTGTATAGGTTTTTTGTCTCAATTGTGGTTTGAATATTACTATTCCTACATTTTTCAAATAACAATTTCTTTTCTTCCAATTTGTTGGGTAAGTTCACAACTTTATTAAATTCATATAGGCATTCAATTTGACATTTTTTAATAACAAAAGAATATTTAATGTAATCCAATAATAGTTGATATTCGTTACTTCGAATAACCAGATTATATTGATTTCGTATATTATATTTATCGATATGACCGTCGTTCATAATATTTTCAAATTTATTATTTCTATTTTCGCATGACGTAATCGATCCGCCAAAATGATACCGTATAATTTGTAAAACATTTGTTCGACATTGAGATATTTGTAATCCAGACTGATAACCATCTTTTATTTTTCGTATGAAAATACAACCATCCCCATCTATAAATCCGGCAATATAAGATGGTGATGGTGGTGTATACTTAAAACGCTCCATATGCTTTTTGTTATCTTCTTCTATTGTCGTCATCGTTGTATATTGTATCATATACACGATTGTTTAAGTAGTTGTAGAAGTAACATATTGTAATTTACTTCCAATTCTCTTATACCTTTTCAGTTTTTGTTCCACCTTTGTGTGAAGCAAACATTTATAGTCTGTTTCAATCATATTTTTGATTTTGTTATAACAAAAGTGTTTAATAAGTCAAAACCACGTTTAACACCATATTTTTGTTATGGTGTTAAATTATTTTAATAAATATATAAATATAAGACCATATATGGTCCTCAATTGGAATATGCTAACCCTCCCCAAGGGTTGTTTCTTTATATTAATAAAGAACTTGGACTATCCCTTAAGTCTTCATTGACAATTGCTAGTTGTCTCAGACCCATTCCATTATAGTCTCTGAACCTTCTCCATATGCTTGCGTATCGCACTTAGGAGCTTGGCTGCGGATTTTCCAATCCTTTTCGTTGTTACTATGCCCGAGGTCATTACCCTGGGTATTCGTTAAGTTTTCACAAAACAAAGTAGTAGAAAAGGCTCTAAGGATGTTCCTGCAATTTAGAAATGTTGCCTCTTTTAAAAAGAGACTAGCTGGTTATATAATACATTCTGGTGTTGTTGAATGTATATTTGCTTTACACTGTTTATCCTTATTAGTAAGCAAATATCTAATAGGGCAGCCAACTGTTTGGCACAGGAGTTTAGTATGCCAGACATGATGCGGAGAACGTTGTAGTTCGTCGCGTAGACGCGGACCTTGGCAGTCTTGGTTCCCTCAACCGTAGCATTCGAGAGCACAAGCTGGAGCGTCGCGTTGTCGATACGGGAGAAGTTGCAAGTTCCCGAGGGCTGATGTTCCTCCGGCCTCAACGCAAAGCTGTACACGTTGATACCCTCGTCCGGGTTGCGCGTGTGGGCCTGGTAAGGCTGGACCCACGAGAAGTAGGTTCCTTCGCGCTCCGAGAAGCGGTCCTGGCCGTTGAGCTGGAGCTTCGCGGTGACGACGGGGTTCTGTCCCCAGCAGTGCATGTCGAGGGAGGTCTCGGAGAGAACGAACGTTCCGGCATCGGACACGCCGGAGTTGGTGAGGTGGTCATT